ATACTCTGAAAAGAACGCGCACAACACCGGATATCTGCTGCTGAAAAATGCGGATATTCTTGCATACAGGCGCGTGCGCGCGTCTATACAATTCGCCATTTTAGGTATATCAAGAGAGAGCCTTGCGGCGGATCTTGTCGAAATAAAAGAGCGGTGCATGCAGGCAAAGCCGGTCATGGAGTGGGACTACAACAAGCATGAATTTGTTCAGACGGGCGAGTGGGAGTTCAATGCCCGCGGCGCCACAAAAGCTATCGAAGTTTTAACTGACATGATAGGCGGCAGGGAGCCGCAGAGGATAAACGTATCGGGACACCTGGCAATGCCGGCAATGAGCATTGACGAGCGAGAGCAGATTTTGAAAGAGATAGCGGAGGAATATATCACGAATGAAAAAGGCTGACAAACTTCAAATATGGCAGGAGCGGTTAAGCCGTAACGACTCGGCATATTCCGGAGAGCGGGACGCTATGGACCGCCGCGAGGCGCAGTACAGAGGCGAAAGCAAGCTCCGGAAGATCGTGCGCGGTGAGAAAAAAACGGAGACGCCGCACGTCCGTAATCTCTCAGCGGAGCTCATTGAGGCACAGGTTGACTCCAATATCCCGCAGCCGAAGGTCACGGCCAAGAGGCAGAAGGACGAAAAGCTCGCAAAGATCATAGAGGACATGCTCAGAAACGAGCTGGACCGCATGCCGTTTGAAGAGATAAACGACATTCAGGAGCGGACTGTGCCTATCCAGGGCGGCGGTCTGTATCTAATCGAGTGGGACAACACGATCAAGACGCACGACACGCAGGGGGAACTCTGCATATCCGCCATTCATCCGAAGCAGATAGTGCCGCAGGACGGAGTATTCACCGGCATAGAGGACATGGACTACATCATTCTCAAAGTGCCGCAGACGAAGGAATATATCAAGAGGCGCTACGGTATATCCGTTGAGGACGAGACGGAGAGCGAGCCGGACGTCAAGGGATCTGACGCCGAAGCCACGGCGGACGACTTAGTAACGCAGTACATAGCCTATTATCACAACGACAAGGGCGGGATCGGGCTGTATTCCTGGGTAGGTGATACCGAGCTTGAGGATCTTGAGGACTACCAGGCGCGCAGGCTCAAACGCTGCGCAAAGTGCGGCATGAGCGAGAGCGAGGCGGTCGAGGCTCTTAACATTCCCACAATGGACGGGACATATCCGGGCGAGAGCATACCGGACGAGAGCGGGGAAAAGAAATGCCCGTATTGCGGCGGCACCAAATGGATCGAAAATACTGAGGATTACGAGGAAGTATTCTTACCGATAGCTACAATGAGCGGCGAGATACCGGGCGCGACACGCACGGAAGAGCCGCAGTTCGACGACATGGGGCAGCCGGTACTTGACGACATGGGGCAGCAGGTGACGGTCATACTCGAGAAGCCAACGCGGATACCGTTCTACAAGCCGGACATTTATCCTATAATCCTGCAGAAAAACGTATCTGTTTTCGGGAAATTCCTCGGCGACAGCGACATGGACAAGATCAGGGACCAGCAGAACACGTCAAACACGCTTGAGACGACGATCATTGACAAGCTGCTCGCCGGCGGTAGCTTTGTCACGCTGCCGCTTTTGGCGGATATCAAAATAGATCCGGTTATCGGAAAATACTTACCGCTTGAAAACGCGGCGGACAAAAACCTCATAGATCACATAGACCTCTCAGCGAATATCACGCAGGACCTGTCCTATTTATCGTACATATACGAGGAAGCGCGACAGGTTATAGGCGTCACAGACTCATTCCAGGGGCGCAAAGATTCAACGGCCACGAGCGGCAAAGCCAAGGAATTTTCCGCGGCGCAGGCGGCCGGCCGGCTTGAGAGCAAACGCATTATGAAGCAAAGCGCATACGCTAAACTCTTTGAAGCTATGTTTAAATTCAAGCTCGCCTATACCGACGAGCCGAGGCCCATAATCTCGCACGACGAAAACGGCGAGATAGTCTACGAAGAGTTCAACAAATACGACTTTCTCGAGCAGGACGAGACGGGAGAGTATTACTGGAACGATCAGTTTCTTTTCAGCTGCGACACGTCGGCGCCGCTTGCGGCAAACCGTGAGGCCATGTGGCAGGAGACGCGGATGAATCTGCAGTCCGGAGCGTTTGGAGATCCAACGGCGCTTGATACCCTGATACTGTTCTGGGCGAAGATGGAACAGCTGCACTATCCCGGTGCGGCCGAAGTCAAGAGCCGGCTCGAGCAGCAGCTCAAAACTCAGCAGGTACAGGCACAGATGCAGGCAATCATGAAAATGCAGCAGCAGGCACAGGCGCAGCAGGCACAGGCAAACCAGACAGGCGGGACACAGCAGATACCGCCGGAGCTCATGCAGGCTATTGACCGGCGGGCGCAGCAGGACGCGGAGCGGGACGTGATAAACAGCGCCCGTATGAGATAGATATGCACAGGAGCGAAAGCGCTTCGTGGATATAACCTCCTTTTAGCCGGAAGGCGGCAGCTCCGCACCTGCCGCCGACTCCGGCAACAGGAGAACACACGCAGAAAGGGGGATATCAGCTATGGCAGAAAAGGGCTACGAAGGCACCATCACCAACGCCGGCGCGCAGAAGGTTAAAGCGCCGCAGGCAAAGCAGGCGCCGAAAGGTAAGGGAGTAGTCAAGACCGGCACTGATCTCCGGGGCGGCAAATAATAGCTCGTTTTCAGGCTGACGCCTGAAAGCCGAAGGAGATGCAGACTGCTGCAGCGCACTCGCAGAGCTCGCACGTTTGCAGTCTGAGAAGTGTTTTCCGCATTGGCAAAGCTAATACGGAAAACACTTCAAAGCCCATTTGTGCCAGCGGGCACAAAACAAATTCGCAGGAAAAGCGTAAAAATCCAAAGGAGAAAAATATGTCAGATATAGATTACGGCGAAGTATTCGGCATTGAAGCAGGCGAAAACGAGACGGCCGCCGCCGAGCCGTCAGATGCCGCGGAAACGCAAGGCGAAAAAGAGCAGGAGACCGCCGAGCCTGCCGAGACAGAGACCGATAACACCGACGAAACAGACGTCGAGGAAGATAAAGGTCAGGACAAAGACGAAAACGCGCGTTTCGCAGCGGCCAGGAGAAAGGCCGAGGCGGAGCGGGACGCCGCGATAGCGCAGGCAAAAATGGACGCACAGCGTCAGATCGACGAGGCTTTCGCGCAGAGCGGCATACAAAACCCATACACCGGCAAGGCTATTACGAGTAAAAAGGAATTTGACGAGTACCGCAAGCAGTTTGAAGAAGAGCGGAAAAACAAGCTGCTGAGAAAGAGCGGGATGACCGACGAGGAATTTGAGCAGTTTGTTTCAAACCTGCCTCAAGTGCGGGAGGCGCAGGCTAAAGAAGCCCAGGCCGCCGAAGCCATAAAAAAAGCGCAGGAGGCCGAAATGCGGGCCGCCATCGACGAGCAGATAAAAGAGATCGGACAGTATGATCCGGCGATTAAAGCCGTTGAGGATCTTCCAAAGATGGACAACTATCAGGACTTTTACGGCTACGTCAAACGCGGGCTCACATTCTTAGAGGCATATAAACTGACAAACTACGACAAGATCACGCAGCAGACCGCGAGCAAGGTAAAGCGCGCGGCGCTGAACGCTCAGCAGGGCAAGGACCATCTATCCGCAACGACACAGCGCGGAGCGGGGGCGGTCACTGTGCCCGCGGATATCAAGGCGGAGTATCGTCAATTCAATCCGGAAATGACTGACGCCGAGATCGAAAGACATTACAACAATTATTTGAAACAGAAAGGATGAAAATAGACTATGGCATTTCTTGTACACAGCACGGACGACGGCAGAGTGCCCGCATGGGAGTATCTTCCCGCCGGGGCTATCACTCCTAAAGTCGGTACTGCGCTTTATCTTTCAAGCGGCAATCTTGCCGTCGCAACTGGCACCACCAAACCGACATACATCAGTATGATCGACTGCGCGGCCGCGCTCACGGCCGGCGACATTATCCCGGTCATCCGCGTCGAGCCGGATATTATCTTTGAGACGAAGTCGAGCGCGTCATTTACTGAGCGCAAGATCGGCGACAAGGTCACTCTTGGCTCTAACGGCGACGCGGTCACAGCGACTACCACAAACGGAGTAGCCGAGATCGTATACATTGACGGTACGGCTTCCGGCGACATGGTCCGCGTGAGATTCTAAGGAAGGAAGGAGTTTAAATTATGGCTAATATTACTTTCTCTGAGGGCTCCGGCCTTCAGGATTCGATCTTCGGCAAATCCCAGGCGCCGATCAGAATGTTTATCGAAAAGAGGGGCGAGGCATACGAGCAGCAGAGCATGATTAAAGAGCTCTTCAACGTCGGCAAGTCTCAGCACTTCGGCGAGAAATTCACCACCATGACCGCTATGGACGGTTTTCAGCCGGTAGGCGAAAACGGCGCTTATCCGGTAGACGGCATGCAGGAGGGCTATTCTAAGTTTCTTGAACACATGACATGGAAAGATTCTTTTTCTCTGTCCCGTGAAATCATCGAGGATTCTAAAATTATGGACCTCAAGAAGCAGCCGGCCGGTTTCGTCGCCGGATACTACAGGACGCGCGAAAGATTCGCTGCTGCATTGCTCGGCGCTGCCGTAACTAAGGCGACTAATGTTACTTTCGTCGGCAAGAAGTTTGACACCACGGCGGCGGACGGCCTCTGCCTGTTCAGTAAGGTACATACCTCTAAAGTCGGCAAGGCGACTCAGTCTAACCAGTTCTCCGACGCTTTCTCCGACGACGCGCTGGCCGCGGCGGAGA